TGCTGAGAAATCTAGAAAGTCCTGCCAAGTGCTTTCGCTAAATGAGCGTGTCACGTTTGGAATGTTTAACCGACCTTTAGCGCTTATCTTTTTAGTTAATAAAGCTATTGGTGCAGCTATATCGCTCAATGTTGATTTTGCTTTAATATTTCTGTTTAAGAATTGGCGGTTATAACCTGAGCCCTCACCACCATTTGGTACTTCAAACGCTGTACCTGCGGCAATAAAGGAAACTCTCGGTTGCTCGTCACCTTTAGCGTTATACATTCCGACGCGTAAATTTGCAAAGGTTCGCGCTTCAAACATAACTAGAACGCAAGTATCCATCGAGATGAAAGTGCTAGCAATGATTGTTGAGCCATCACGAACACGAACACGACTGGTAAAGTCTTTATTCCCTGCAAGGTTTAACCCTGCATAAGCCACATAATTTATGGTTTCAACTGCGCCGAAATCAAAGGTTAATCGGTTATTATCTGAGCTAAGGTAAAATGTTGAGAAATCAGGGTCAGTAACACTAGCCGGGTCAAAATCTAGGTTTTCCCCGTTTTGCACCGACTCAGGCACTTTACCCAGTAAAACATTTGAAGTTGTGATGTGCATTATCTACCCTGCCTAGTTCGTTCGTTTAATCCATTAGCGATACCATCTAAAAATTCATTTCCGCTTTCATCTGTAATAACTAAACGAATTTCTGAAATGCCTGATTCGCTTTGCTCTGTAACATCGAGTGTAGAAGTTTCTGGTTGTGGTAGTTCGTTTTGAATTGGTGCGCTACTACTTGAGCCCCCATCGCCTGAGCTTCCAACGCCTCCACCGCCTCCGCCAGATAAACTACCTAATGTTGTAGCCGCTATAGCTGCAATACTTAGCATGCCCGAGGCCTCAATTGAAGCCGCCACTGGAGCGCCCGCTATAGGACCTAAGTCTGCCATTGCTCTCATTGCTGCGCGTTGAGTGTTGAAAAATACATCACTCGCGGCAAGTGCTTGAGATGTAATGTAAATTGCTTTATTCATTTTTTCATTGTCGCCAGCTATTGCCGACGCAATGGTTAGCATTGAGTTTCTGTTTTCCTTTTGATACTTCTCTTTGTCTTTATTTAGCGCTTTATCTTTTTTCGTGTTCAATGCTTTTAGTCGCATATCATGCGTTTCTTGGTCTATCAATTGTCTGTCTAGCTTTTCTTTATTCAGCGCAACTTCATCGTCATAAGCGCTTTGTATGCGCTCAAATTCAGTCTGTCCCATCTCGCCTATTCTTTCAAGATATTCAGCCTCAAGCGTTAATAATTGCTCTTTTTGTTCCGCTTTGCTTTCGGTATTATCTTGTATTAATGCCTTTTCATCTTCATATCGAAGCATTAATAAATCAAGCTCACTACCCATTGATGATTCAAAAGCTACTAACCGTTCTTTTAAGGCATCAAGCGCCGCTGCTGTTTCTGCTTTTGTTTTATCGTTAGGGTCTACAAGTTTTCCGCTGGGTATTTCTGGCGGTTTTAAGTCGGTTGTAAGTACAGGAGCTCCACCGCTACTTTCAGCCACTACAATTTCTTTGATTAATCTCAATCTTTCAGCTAGTAAGTTATTTATCTTACCTTTATTCATCGCTTTTGTTTTGTCTCTGAATTCTTCAGTATCGGACGCCCAAGCAAAAAAGCCGTCAGCCCTTTTTATGGCGGCTTCCGCGTCTTTAATTTCATCATCTATGTCAATTATTCTATTTTTCTTTTGCGCCAATGAGCCAACATTCAAAACAGCGAAAAAGTTAGCGATAACTTCCGTTACTTCTATGAATCGTTCGCCAAGCTTTAATAATGTTTGCTCGCCTAAACTTTTAAGTGCTGCCCCTGCTATATCAGTGCTTTTACCCATACGTATAAATAAATCTACATCATCTTTACTTAATGGTATAACAACCTGTTTTGCATCGTTGACAAGTCCTTTCATGGCTTTACCGCCATCAGTTAACAATGGGATTAATTTAGTGGTATCTGATGCCATACCCTCTAGCGCATGAGACATTTGAACGGCCGACATATTAGCGGCTTCCATTCGCTTGACCATCTCTTGTAGTATTTGCGGGCCTGACATTACCGCGAATTCATTAGCGGCTTCTTTTGTTTGTTCTTTCGTTAAACCCATCGCGTCGGCAAAATCTTTAAAGCCACCCCCACCAGTGTTTAAGAAATCACCTATTTTTTCGCGGGTATCTTTTGAGATATCACCTAACTGCTCAATACTTATGCCTACCGTAGCGGTAGCATGAGCCATTAGCTGTAATTCTTCAATGGCAACACCCGATAGGTCAGATGCAACTTTTAATTCTTTTGAGTAGCTAGCAACAACTTTAGATAATGCCATTATGCTAGCTATAGTAGCAACGGCTGTTTTACCCATAGTAATAACAGCGCCGGCAACACCTTTCCCCATTTCCTTTGCTGACATACCCGTTGATTTATTCTTCTTCTCAACTTTCGTCATTTTTTTAATGTAGTCGTCGATTTTAGCATCTAGCTCAACTACTAACTTTTCCACTTTTGCCATTACCGCCACCCGAAATTCTGTCTGGTAAACCTCAAGGAATCAACTACATGTTTCCTTGTGCGTTTTTTGTCTGTATCACTTGCAGTCTTTTCTAACAATGAAACAAACATAAAAAAAGGCATAGCCCAAAAATCCGACGGGGTTATACCTAATTTAGTATTGGCGATAGCCAAATATTCTGTAAAATCTAAAGGCTCGCTTAAGCTTTTTTTGCTGACAAAGGTTTTAAATTGTCGGCTTTCAAGTTTTCCGAGTTCTTTTTTTTTACACTATCAACAACACCAACAAGCGCAAATTCAATTAAGCTAACAAACAATAATGGATAAGTAACATTGTCCGTATTTTCGAGTGCGCCCTCAAATAGAATTGCCTCTTGAATCTCTCCAAAATCAACTTGGCTATTTGATTTTTTTGCCGCGATATAAAACAAATGAGCAACATCATCCATTGATATCGCGCTGGTCATTATTTCAGCTCTGGCAAAGGCTGATGACTCGCCTCTACTTTTATAAAAAGCATTCAACGCTTGCATACCTACCGCCATAAAGTCCTTGCCTGTTTCGCTTTGAAACTCTGCAATAACTTCCATGTTGATCACCATAAGGTAATCAACATGGTATAGCGTTATGGTTTTTTCGCCTTTATAGCCATTAGCCATTATTAAACGCCCGTGATAGCACCATCAGAAATAAAGCTAATGCTTGCGCTTTGCTTATCGTTATCTGGTGAAGTCTCAGCGAATGACGTAATAAACAAGTTAACCGCCAACACTTCTGAGCCACGGGCTACTTGATAAGCTAAAACTGTTTTAGCTAACGCTGACGCTTTAACGAGTGCAAAGTTAGCATCTGTTGAAAAAATAACTTCTGCTGACATATCTAGCGTTTGTAAACCCTCGCCCGCCATCACTTCGCGAAATGAAGCACTAGATTTATTAGTAATATCAATTGCGCCGTTATTAAGTGTGAATGAGTTAGTGACTAAGCCACCGATAGCGTTAAAAGTGCCGCTTGCTGGCGCTGATTCTACTGCTAGTTGTACATCTGTGCCATTAATCGAGCCTGTAAGAGCCATGTTATTCTACCTTTTAATTAAAATTAAGTTATGTTCGTTGTATGTCTGATTTAAAGCTGATGCTAACATCAATGATAAACCATCCGTTTTGATTTCTTCCTGCATTGCGCCCCGAGTTAATTACCACTACTGTTTGCGAGCCGTTAACAATACTAAGATTGTGTTTGTAATGACTCATAATAGTATCAACGGTTTGCAATGCTTTTTTAACGCTAGCGCCTGATTTAGTATAAACGCTAACTTGATAAATTCCTGTAACCTCGTCCAATTCAGATTTGGTTAAACTGTCTTGGTCATTAGTTATCAACGTAACATCTAAAAACTGATTGCCGACGACATCCGTTTCAGGATTAAAGTTCATGTTCTCATGCGCTATTGTAGCAGATAACCCTAAGTTAATCAGCGACTGAGTTAATGCTTTGTGTATTTCGTAATATGCCATTATTTTTTACTCAGACTCTTGAATGATTCGTTTAATGTGCCACGCCACTTTAACAAGTTTTTTCTAACCATGCCTTTTGGCGCTTGCTTACTAAAACCATTAACAGTTTCTTTGCCATCACCGTAACCGCCGTACTCTAATTTGTGAATATACGGTAAGTTGTTAAACAAGTATAACTTAGTTCCTTTGGCAAGTAAGTTTTTAGGCGTGCTACTTTGAACGTAAATTGAGCCTTTGTTCTTATTCGCTCCGCCTGTTTCATCGGTGACTTTTGTGTTTATGAACCAATTACCACGAGCGCGACCATCATCTATCGGGGTATCTACAATAATTCTACCCCAAACTTTGATGACTGTCATTCGTAAACCTTTCTCGGCTTTAGATTTGGCAATCTTATCAAACTTCTCAAGCGTGTTTTTTAACGCCGCGTTAAGATGTTTTGGCGTAATCGCTTTACTAGCCACGACAAACAACTTTCCATAGTTGAGTTGTTCCCGCGTGATTAGTTTCTAATATCTGCACAATGGTATGGCTTATGCCGTCAAACGTTATTAAGTCTGTCATTGTTGGCGTAACGCCTTTATCAAGCATTACCATTTTATCAGTTGCAACAATCCTTTCACCGTCAATAAGATTACTATTGAGGCGTATAACAGCGCCAACAGCATCCAAAACACTAGTGACTGCATCGGTGGTTTCACCTGCAATAGGGTCAAACGTACCGCCCGTTGTACGCGTAATTTTAACATAGCTCGCATTACCTAAACCGCTTAATAGTGCGGTTGCTGTTTTGGATAAGTCCAACGCCATTACGTGCGAACCAATTTAGTGTTATCAGCTAGCACTGGCGATAAGTAATTATACACTGTGCTGAAACTGGTAGTAGTACGCTTGCCGCCACTGAAATATTCAACTTCTAAAACGTCAGCTTTTTCTTTTGAAACATTCTGCAATGTCTCGCTAGTAATCA